TGCTGCAGCCCTAGATGAAAAGGGAGTCAGTGGTGAAGGTAGAGTGGCTGTACTATCTCCAAGACAATACTATGAACTTATCCAAGCAGTTGGTGGTTCAGGTTCTGGAGCATACCTAATTAACCGTGACGAGCAAGGTTCAGCCCTTCAGTCAGGAAACGGAATCATTGAAATTGCAGGCATCAAGATCTACAAATCAATGAACATTCCATTCTTCGGGAAGTTTGGTACTAAGTATGGTACTGCATCTGCAACTGCACCTGGTACAACTGATCCAGGAAACACTGGCTCATTCGTTGGTGATTCAATGGGTGATCAGGAGAACAATGCAACTCCTTCAGGTCAGAAGACAGTTAACGACTACGGTGAAGAATCTAAGTTCGACCACTCTTGTGGTTTGATCTTCCAGAAAGAAGCCGTTGGTTGTGTGGAAGCTATTGGACCTCAAGTCCAAGTTACTTCAGGTGATGTATCCGTGATTTATCAGGGAGATGTCATTCTAGGAAGGCTCGCAATGGGTGCCGCACCTCTAAACCCAGCTGCTGCTGTGGAACTAGTGTGTGGTAAGGCTGCCTTATCTGGCAACAACGCTGCATTCTAAATATATTTTTAACCAACATATAAAGGGGGGTATCACTACCTCCCTTTTTTTTATTTACAAAACTTTATGGCTACCTCGACAACTGACACCGATACAAACCTATCCGCTGTGAATTCAATTCTGGGTAGCATTGGTCAGTCTCCAATCACCACTCTGAATTATCAGAACCCAGAAGTATCTTTTATTTTTAATATATTAACTGAAGTTAATAAAGATGTACAGAATGAAGGCTGGCATTTTAATACAGAATATCATGTGAAAGTTTCACCTGATGCAAATAAAAACATAACACTACCAGCAAATACATTACGTTATGATTTGTATGATGAATATAACAATAAAACTATAGATCTTGTTGTACGCAATGGGAAGCTATATGATTTAGTTGATCATACAGATGAGTTTGATGAAGATCTTCATTTAACAGTTGTAACATTATATGAATTTGCAGATCTACCTAATCCATTCCAAAGATATATAACTTATAGAGCTGCAGTTAGAGCTGCTACTCAACTTGTATCTAACCCACAACTTGTACAATTATTACAACGACAAGAGCTTCAAGCAAGAGCTACATGTCAAGAGTATGAATGTAATCAAGGTGGGCATAGTTATATGGGTTGGCCTCATGATAGTTACTATCGACCTTATAAACCAACTAATGCATTAGCACGATAATGACAAGTATAACACAAACAATTCCTACATATCATACAGGGATTTCTCAACAGCCTGACCCTTTAAAATTACCTGGACAAGTTACTGTTGCTCAGAATGTGTTACCTGATATTACAGAAGGGTTAATGAAACGTCCAGGTGGTAGACTAGTAGACTCATTAAGTGACCATAGTACTGCTTCAAACAATGCAGTAACTAATGGTAAATGGTTTAGTTACTACCGTGATGAATCTGAACAATATTTAGGACAGATTGCTAGAGATGGTACAGTTCGTATGTGGACTGTTGGAGCCCAAACTGTAGCTGGTATAACATACCCAGCTGGATCACCTATGGCTGTTATATGGAATTCAACAGCTACACAAAGCGTTTTAAAAGGATATCTAGAACATAGTGCTGATGATGATTTACAAACTTTAACACTTAATGATTATACGTATATAAGTAATCGTGCAGCTTATGAGGATGATGGGACTACAGCACATACAAAAACTACAGTTGCAATGACAGCAACTACTGCACCTACTAGACCACCTGAAGCATATGTCCAACTGAGGAAGATATCATATGCTAGCGCATACTCAATAAATTTATATGATAATGATGTTGAAACAACCATAACAACTGCTACTAGAATTAAAATAACACGTACATATGATAGTGCTAATGGTTGCGTAAGTGGAGGTGCTATAGCCGCTGCTGGTAATTTACCAACTGGAGGATATTATTGTAACACTGGAGCACCTAGAGATAGCTACTGTCCTAATGTAGATACTCAAATCTTCACTGTTAATTATGGTGGTTCTGGTGATGCATCAGAAGCAAACGATACAGCTCATACATATAGTGGAGCTGTTAATGGTGGTACCGCTAGTGATAGAAAGAATTTATATTTCCGTATAGTAACAATTGGTCAATCAGTACCAGAAGGTGGTAATGCTACCAATCCAGATTATAGATGTAGATATACTACCACACATGATTTATTATATGGTGGTGACGGTTGGGTTACTGGAGATTATTTCTATGTATGGATGAAAAATGCCCAATATAAAGTAGAAATACTAGAGCATAGTACAGCTAAAGTTAAAGCTAACTTAGCTGCAGCTCGACCTACTCCTACACCATTTGATAATGAAACTGTAATTACTGCTGAAAGTATCTTAGGTGATATAGAAGATGCAATTGTAGCAGGCGGTAGTTTCACAGATGCTAATATAACACAAGTAGGTAGTGGTTTATATATAACTAGAGCTTCAGGTGATTTCAACATATCAACCCCTGATACTGGATTATTACAAGTTATGACTGATGAGGTGAATACTGTAGAAGATTTACCGACTCAATGTAAGCATGGTTATATTGTTAAAATTACAAATAGTGTAGAAGAAGAAGATGATTGGTATGTCCAGTTCAAAGGTAAAGGTGATAAAGATGGAGCTGGTGTCTGGGAAGAATGCCCTGAACCTGGTAGAAACATCGAGTTTAATAAAGGTACTATGCCTTTACAAATCATACGTAAACAAGACGATTCATCTGGTACAGTAACTGGTACTGCTGATAAACTATACTTTGAAGTAGATCAAATTGCCTGGGAAAATGCTTTAGTTGGAGATGAGAATACTAATGGGAACCCAAGTTTTGTTGGAAAAAAAATTAACAAGATGGTTTTCTTTAGGAATAGGTTAGTCTTCTTTGCTGATGAAAATGTTATATTATCACATGCAGGTAAGTTTTTTAATTGGTGGAATAAGACAGCTTTAACATTTACAAATACTGATCCTATAGATTTATCCTGTAGTTCAGATAAACCTGCAATTATATATGATGCTATAGCAGTTAATACTGGATTAGTTATGTTTACAAAAACACAACAATTTATGTTAACAACAGATAGTGATATACTTAGCCCTAATACAGCGAAGATAAATTCATTATCAAATTATAATTTCAACTCCCAAACTAATGCAATCTCATTAGGTACTACTATAGGTTGGTTAGATAATGCTGGTAAGTATTCTCGTTTCTGGGAAATGCAACGAACCATGAGAGAAGGTGAACCAGATGTTGTTGAGCAAAGTAAAATTGTATCTAAATTATTTAATAAAGATTTAAGATTCATATCTAACTCACGAGAGAATGGAGTTATTTTCTTTAGTGAAGCTGATTCTAGTACTTTATATTGTTATAGATATTTTGCTACTTCAGATAAACGTATCCAACAGGCATGGTTTACATGGGTCTTACCAGGATCTATCAAACATCATTCAGTATTAGACGATTCATTATATGTAGTTGTACGTAATAATAGCAAGGATGCTTTGCTAAGATATGATATTAAATTACATAGTGATTCTCGTACTGTTGTAGATGATAGAGATACTACTGATGTAAGTGATGATATTACATATAGAATCCATCTAGATAATAGTAAAGTTATAACAGCATCTCAATTAGGTTACTCAACTACAACTGGTCGGACTGGATTCACTAAACCTGATGGCTTTGAAAGTGATAAACAATTAGCAGTTTACTGTCATTCATCTGGTAATGAAGTAGGTCGTTATGCAGAAGCTAGTGTTGTTGGTAATCCTGGGAATTATAATATAGAATTTGATGGAGATTGGACTGGTCAAGATTTAATCGTTGGTTATCTCTTTGATTATGAAGTGCAATTCCCTACAATTTATGTTACAAAAGCTGCTGAAGATAAATCAAGAGCTGATACTCAAGGCTCTTTAGTTGTACATAGAGTGAAATTAAATCTTGGTAATGCTGGATTGTATCAAACATTAATCGAACGTACAGGTAAAGACCCTTATACTGAAACATGGGAGCCAGCTATAGCAGATAATTATAATGCTAATGCTGTAGATTTTGTAGAGCAAGTTACACAAACTATACCGACATATGAGAAGAATACAAACCTAACATTAACACTTAAATCCACTCACCCAGCACCAGCTACATTACATTCAATGAGTTGGGAAGGTGATTACACCAATAAATACTATCAACGTGTCTAAATTAGATCAGTATGTCCATCCTATAACGCTTGAGGCTGCCAAAGAGGTGGCCTCTAATATGCGTTCAGATGATCGTAGAGAGCTTGTTGAAGGTCATGGGGAAGATCCCTTAGAATATCTTACTTACGAAGCTAAGAGAGGCGTATGTGTCTATTTTCAAGTGCCTAACGGCAGGATTGCTGGTATGGCAGGAGTTGAAAAAGACGGATTAATATGGATGTTATGTACAGATGCAATAAATAAATACCCTTTAACTTTTGCTAGAGAAGCTAAACGCTGGATTGAATCCAGACAGGAACCGCTTCTTTGGAATTATATGGACCCTCGTAATGAAGTCCATAAAAAACTACTCAAATTTCTAGGTTTCAAATTCCTACGGGAAGTACCATTTGGACCTAACAAATTGTCCTTTATAGAGTTTTGCCGTGTGTGCAGGAAGTAATGCAGCTAAGGCTGCGAATGCTAATGCTTTAAAAAATCATAGATACCGATTATGGGATAGATTCCATAAAACCATACAATCGTTTGGTCGTTATGGAGTTCAAAAAGTCCAAGGTAAAATAGAACAGTTTAGAATTAATTCTGGTTTATTTAGATCTTGGTCGAAATCCCAAGGTATGGTTAATAGCGTTAAAGATAAAGTAATGAAAGCCAACACCCAAGGCATGATCAAAGCTTTAGAGAAAAGTAAATATGGAGATCTTATAGCTTCAGGACGATCTGGAAAAAGTATCCAGCGTTTTGGAATCATGGAAGCTGGAGCTTTAGGAAGATACTATGCTGACAATATAAATAAATATTATGATGCTAGACAGAAGTCACAAGAAGGCATGAAGTATGCTAGACTTATGGCTAGTGCTAAGATTGATCAATCCTTTGCTAAGTCTTGGACAGCACCTACACCAGGT